GTTCTCCCTTTTCACCTTGTTCACCTTGTTCACCTTGTTCACCTTGTTCACCTTGTTCACCTTGTTCTCCCTTTTCACCTTGTTCTCCCTTTTCACCTTGTTCACCTTGTTCACCTTGTTCTCCCTTTTCACCTTGTTCACCTTGTTCACCTTGTTCTCCCTTTTCACCTTGGATTCCCTGTTTACCTTGTTCACTTTTAATACATTGTTCCCCCTGTTCTTGTCGATCTTGCTCTTGTACCCATTGTTTGTGTTGTTCTTTTAGTAGCTCCCATTGTTCGGTTGTTTCTAGTAAATCAGAATCATCTTTTACTACTGGATTTTTATCATCCAATTTTTCTTTAGTATCTTTTTCAGTAAATGCTTCTTTAAGGTCATTATTTTCTGTACGTAAAGCAATAGATTTACTACTATTGATTTCTGGTCTATCACTATCTAAAAAATTTGTGTCAGAAATATCTTTATTTGTTTGATTGGTTGGTAATTCATCATTATTTGATAATAAATTACTTGTATCTTCTGTTGAAATTTGCTGATTACCTTTATTTCGGCAAGGAATATTCATTCGGAAAGACATTTTTGTCTAAAAAGAAATTTAGTTTTAGATTGTTTTTTTAAATGCTAGTTTAAAACGGTAACAAAGATATTTTAAAAATGTTACAGACCATAATAAATGATAAGCAATTTTTAATACATCTTGCTAGCGAAATTATAGTGATATGTGGATTAAGTTACTTTTTTAATCAAAAAACTAAAAATTGTATGACCCATATAGAAAATTTATCCTCCCGTTTAGAGGAGCAAGAAGATATTATACAACAACATGAATTAGTAATTAAACAATTAGTTGAAAATATTAATAAATTAAGTCAACAATTAGAATATGTCTCTCAACAAAAATTACCAAAAAGTTTACCACCTAAATCATCTACAAATAAAATATCAAAAAATATGCCGGTAAAAAATACAGTTAAACATAAAAAACCAGTTTTAATTGATGAAGAGCCTAAGAAAGATACAAAGTCGGTATCTTTTGAAAAAGAAATAGAAGAGAGATTTGTAGAACTAGATTCTGACTCAGACTCAGATAATAGCATTCTAGATCTAGACGACGAAATATCAGAAGAACTAAAAGATTTAGATTATGTTGAAGAAATAGATTTAAAAAAACAACAATAAATAAACAAAAACTAATCAGTGATAATATATGCTATCCGATTTATTCGACGAACAATATATCTCCACATCAAATGCTGAACAGGAATCCCATAACAAACTTATTGAATCTTATGAAAAATATAAACTTCTCACACCAAGTAGTGTTTGCGGTAGGCACTATAGAGATACAAGACCCTGTGTACGACCAAACTATATTCCCTTTTCTTCCCCAACAAGAAGTTCAAGAGAAGAATGGGCTTCTACCTATTACATACAATTAGAAGAGCTATATAAAATTATTATTAATATTGTAAACGAGAATTACCCCAAGAATAAAATAAAATGGAATAAAGATTCAATTAAATATGGATTTGAAACGTTGATTTATCATTGTTCATCTAAATATATAGATAAGATGGTTTAAAGTTTAATTTATATAATAAATAAATGGGTAAAGCAAGCAGAGAATTAAATTTAGCTAGAGAAGCTATTTATAAACAAGAAACACCAAATGATGAAAATAACAATATTGATTATACAAAACCCACTGATAATTTATTTGAAGAGAATATTGCTCACGAGATTCAACAAGCAATGATTAAGTATACTAGTAATAATAGCTATGCATTATGTGAATATTTAGATTTAATTAATATTACCAATTTTATACATTGGTGTAAAACAAGATAAAATATAACTAATATATTAGTTATATTTTATTTAATATATTTATCCTAATAGTCCTAAACAATCTAGAACTTCTCTTCTTGAACCAGATAATCTATCAAGAACGGAACTGTCACCGGACTGAATAGCGGCTAAAATTTGTTCTATATCAGCTTCAGAAGCGTGCCCCGCTTCTGGACTAACAGATACTGGTGGTGATGGTGGTTTTGGTTTTGGGTAGTCAAAAGGTGCTGGTGGTGATACAGGCTCAAAAGGTTGTGCCGCTGGTGGTGATACAACAGGATCAACTACTTCTGGTATAGATGTTGGTTGTGTTGGAACAAAAGGTGCTGCTGGTGGAACAAAAGGAGAAGGTTCTGTAGGAGGAATTACAGGAGGAGGAATATCTCCTACAGGGGTAGATAATGATGAAGTGCGTAATAATTCTAGCATTTGTGCTATAGATTTTTGAGTTATACTACAAGCATCATTACCTTGTTGTTCTTCATTTTCGTTTATATCAACTATTTCTCCTTTAGTAATCTTTTTTCTAATTGACATTGAAGTTATTGGTTCAGCTCTTTTTAAAAGATCCATACAATCAACATTTATCAATTCAACTAATTCCTCAAAAGATTCTTGTAATAAACAATTACGTTTAACGAGAAAATCTTTTACAATTTTTTCTTGTTTAGCAGATAATTTATCACCCATTACTCCTCCAGAAGCAGCTGGTGGGAATATAGTAGGAGATGGTTGGGGGGCTACACTAGGACCAGAGGAGTATGTAGGAGAAGGTTGGGGAAATGTAGGAGAAGGTTGGGGGAATGTAGGAGAAGGTTGGGGGAATGTAGTAGGAGCAGCTGCTGGTGGAACAAAAGGTGCTGTTGGGAATGATGTAGGAGCAGGTTGGGGGTGGGAAGATGGTACGGTAAAAGGTGCCCCGCTGAATGGAATATTTGATTGTTTTAATTTGCTTTTTAGGCTATTTAATGCTTTTATCGTACCAATAACTTTTTTATTTCCATTAATATATAATTCATTTCCAGAAAAATACTTATTTGCATAGTCTTTGGTGACACAATATCCATCATTATTATTTACATCACAAACAAAATCCCCTGGACAACTGTAGTCTGGTTTACTACATGGAACTTGTTTTGTTTCATCTAATGCGCAAAGTAAATCTACTTTTTGAGCATTACTTCTACCCATTCCTGCTGTAATATTACGACCTGCTAATTGTTCTGCTGCAACCCCTTTCATTTCATAGTGCGCTCTGTTTTTACACGATGACATAGCAGTTGGAGCTGCTGTTGGCATAGCAGTTGGAGCTGCTGTTGGCATAGCAGTTGGACCGGACGGATGAGAGTGACTACCTGAAGGCATAGAAGACCTAGGCATTGAAGATCTAGGCATTGAAGTAGGCATTGCACCACTTCCCTTTTTTAATCTACTCATTAATTTATCCATTGCCCCTTTAGTACCAATAACTCTTTTACCATTAATAATTGCTTGTTGGTAACCAGTTTTAGTAACTACTGGTCGACCAGTGTGGTCTAACGTTTTAGTCTCCCCATATGCGTCTGCGTATTTTTGGGTTACACAATTTGAACGTTCACCATCTTTTATATTACATACTAACCCATCTGCACATTCATTATGTGGTGGATCACACTCTATAAACCCTCCGGTTGTTTTTAATGATTCTAAAAGAGCCTCTTTTTGATGTGTAGAATTACCAAAACCTTTAGTTACTCCATATTTTGCCAATTTATCTTTTAATGAAATATGAGAATCTGCAGTTGGTGCAAATGTTGTAGGTGGAACATATGTTGCTGCTGGAGGTGGAGCAAATGTTGCTGCTGGAGGTGGAGCAAATGTTGGTGCGGAAGGTGGAGCTACTGGTTGACTTGGTATACCACCACCTGATTGAAGATGAGCCGCTATTGCATCACAAATGATTTTACGATTACTATTTAAAATCTTTTTGTTGGTAATTCCTACAGATTTCGCTAAATTAATAACATCATTTCTGTTTTGTTTATCACAACCTGGCCCCCCTTGCTTTTGGATTCTTACAGCTTCAGCAGTAGAAGCTATTCCTAATTCTTCTAATTTTTTACTAAGAGCAGTTTTATCAACACTTTTTATAATTAAATCATGTAGATTACTTTTATTCCAACTTGAACGACAAGGAAGGTCAAAGTGGTTACAAATTTCTAACATTTTAGGCTTCGTGGCTTTTAATAAGTCTATTGATGACATTTTATTATAAGGATAATTTATTTTATTATTTTTTAATTTTTTTTAGATTTCATATATTTTAGATCTAGAATAATCAATAACTCTGTCTTTCTTTTTACCTTTTTGATTACTAATAATATTGCAATTATTTATAACTAAATTAAAATTTTTATGAGTATGTCCACAAATCCATGTTTTAATAATATTGTTTTCTAATAAATACTCTAAATTAGAAGCATAAAGATGAGGATATTTTTTACATTTTTTGTTTCCTTCTAAAACTTTTAAAGTAGGAGGATGATGAGTTACAACAATTAATTTTAACTTATTTACATTACAATATTCTTTTATTTTTTTTATATAGGTTAAATCATTATTATGTAATTTTTTATACGTATCTATAGTAATATTATGTATTCTAACAATATATTTATTAAATGTACTATTAGGATTTGTCCAAAGAGTAGCACCGCATATACAATATTTACCAATTACTATACTATTTCTATTTAATACATATAAATTACTAATAGCTTTATTTAATTGTTCTAGTCTCTGTTCTAAAATTTTATAACTCAATGGTTTATAACTAGGTACTGTGTACCATTCATGATTCCCAGGAATATAAATTACTAATTTGTAATATTTACAAATAGATTCTAAAAAAGTAGATAACTGCTTTATTTTATAAAGAGAACCTATATCCCCTGCCATAATTAAAATATTACAATTAGGATTAACAAAATCTAATGGATTTACATCTTCTTCATTTCCTTCAATATGTAAATCAGAAATATATTGAAATTTCAACATTATTTTAGTTTATTTGAGTCTTTTTTAAATAAAAATTAATCATCTAAACTGGGTATATCTTGTAAATCAATATTGGGTCCTTTCATTTTTCTTTTCTTTTGCTGATTATTAGAATTAGGTATATTAGTACTACTAGAACCAGTCATATTATTCATCATACCCATTAGATTGGCACCTGTCTTTTTCATTATCATTTTAGATATTAAGAAGAAGGCAGCATTCATAATAATCATAAATAATAATCTTAATTCAACAGGCCATTTGCTTCCTGAAGGCACGTAACTCTTTTCTCCCAACTCAATTAGTAGTTTTTCATAAGAATTCATAGAGACTATTTGCTGTTGTGTAAAACCTTGCATGTCAAAACCCAGAAAATTACCAAATATAAATTCTGCTCCCATAAATCCATAAATTAAATATGTTTTATAATTTTCAACAGATGAGTCTAAAGACAACCTTCTAACAGTGTCATCGTAAGATTGCTGTAAAGTTCCCAGATCAGTATGAATACTAAATTCAGGAATAGTGGCTTGAGGGTAAGATTTTTTCAAGAGATCAAACTTAAATATTAGTTCTCTTTTCATATCATCTTCTTGCTGTTCAGAAAAATTATTTTGATTTAAATCTCTAAACTCCTTTTTAGGAACATACCCTCCTTTCCTCTCTAGTTCAGCTAAGGTTGGAGCATCTCCGTGAGCAGATGGATTAACAACAGAATGTCCACTAAAATCTCTATGTCTACTATATTTATCTGATTTTACAGAATTAGATTTAACAGATCTACTTGGAGAACTATCTGAACTGCTGTCATCTAGTAATTCTTTAAGTCTAACTGATAAATCATCAGAACTATCACTAGAATAATTATCAATATCCTTCTTATTTTCCGGAGGAGCTATTTCTGGTGATTCCTTTTTCTCTTCTATAGAAAGTTCACTAAATGAAGATGCTGGGGAATAATTTTGTTTTTTGGGTTTGGTAACTAATTCCTCTAAGTCTGAATCACTATCGTCAGATTCAGATAATATAGAATCCAACTTTTTATCTAAATTATTTTCAAAATTTTTCTCAGTTATATTAGTCCTAGAAATTGATTTATCTTCTTTAATTTCACTAGGTAAATATTCTTTATTTATCAAATCTTGTTTTATCTTTGTTTTATTTTCAATTAATTCTAAATATAATCTAGGCATACGAGGGAAAACCTGTTGTTTACTGATAGATTTTACCTTAAGAGGGACTCGAATTAAATTCACAGTATTATTTTTTATAGGCATTTTAAATTGATGTATGACTACTTTAAATACAAATACTTTATTATTATTATGCATTTTTATTCCTATAAAACCACGATATATATAGTAGAAATCTAATATAATAAAAATAAAAATGAATTAACAACAAAAATAATTTTATTAAAATTTAAAAATGGGAATCAAATCTTCTTTTAATTCATTTTTACGTGAAAAATGTCCTGAAATATTTGAAGAAATTCATATATCTGAATACGCATATTCAAAAATAGCAATCGACATTTCTCTTTATATAAATAAATATAAAGCTACAGGTGGAGATGGCCATTGGAAAAAATATTTCATAAAATTAATTACTTCACTACGTAGAAATCAAATACACTGTGTATTTATTTTTGATGGTAAATCTCCTCCAGAAAAAGAAGCAGAAAGATTAAAAAGAAAACAAGAAAGAGCAAAATTAGAAAAAAATGTTTTTGAGCTTGAAACTAGCCTAGAAGAATATTATAAAACAGGTGTAATCAATCAATCTTTACTTAAACTATATAATAGTAGGAAATCGAAACCATCACTTTTAAGTAATAATTTTGATATAAACTGGGTTGAAGAGAAAATAAAACAGAAAAAGTCACAATTATATCAAATATATCCTGAAGACTACGAAAGTATTAAAGAACTTTTTAATCTATTAGATATACCATATTATACTGCTCCATGGGAAGCTGAAAAAATGTGCGCAAAACTAAATATAGATGGATTGGTAGATGCTGTCTTATCTGAAGATACTGATGTCATGGCTTATGGAACACCAAATTTTTTAAGTAAAATCGATACTACTAATGATACTTGTATAAGAATCAAAAAAGATTATTTATTAGAAAGGTTAGATTTTAACGAAGAAGAATTTTTAGATTTTTGTATTATGTGTGGTACAGATTACAATAATAACATTCCTAAAATTGGTAGTAAAACATCATTCAAACATATAACACAATTCAAAAATATAGAAAATTTTAATGAAAAAACTAATATAGATATTTCTATTCTAAATCATAACAGAGTTCGCGAACTATTTATCGAATTTGAAGATTATAATATTTTGAACATTCCTTACTGTGGACACCCTAATTTTGATAAATTAGAAGAATATGTAAAGAAAAACCATATATGTGATAATGCTGAAGGTATATACCAAGAAGAAAAGTATAAAAAAATTGAAAAAGATTTTACACTTAATATTTTAGTATTTGAAGAAGATGGGGAAGATGAAGAATAAGTTAAAAAAATATAATACTCTTTTGTAATAAATGTCATATTACAAAAGTAGTGATTTTATAAATAGATGTAATCAAACAGAATCTATTAATCTTAAAAAAGAGAATTTTTATCCTACCACTTCCCTTTTAGAAAACTTCAAATTTGTTGAACCTAATCTTGTAGACACTGCTCCTAAAAAGTCAAAACTAAATATAGAATGGGATAATAAAGATTACATGAATCCTAAAGATCCTGAAGTTTGGGGACCTTCTTTTTGGTTCACATTACACAATGGAGCTATTAGTTATCCCTTACATGCTAATAATATATGTAAACAAAGAATGAAACAGTTTATTTATGGAATGGAGGTAATGATACCTTGCGAAAAATGTTCTGATCACGCTACTTCTTTTATTCAAAAAAATCAGAAAAATTTAGATGATATAGTAAGTTCAAGAGATAAATTATTTAATTTCTTTGTGGATTTTCACAATGAAGTAAATGTAAGGTATAATAAACCTATAATGTCATATGAAGAAGCGTATAAATTATATTCATGTAATGTATCAGTTAAATCAATGCATTATAATTGATTTATGAAATTTAAAAATAAAATTAAAATGGATTTTGAAACTATAGAATTATTTAAAAAAATGTCATCAATAATTCCCAAAGAACTTAAAAATTCCCAAATACCAGCATACAGTGCAATGTCAAAAGGAGAAAATGTGTTTTTAACAGGATCAGCTGGTTCTGGTAAAACATATTTAATAAAGCTTTTTGTTCAAAACTTTAAAAATTATATTAAAATAGGAGTAACGTCTACTACCGGTACATCTGCTTTACTCATAAATGGAACCACGTTACATTCTTATTTAGGAATTGGGTTTGGAGATGCTGAAATAGAAATTTTATATAAAAAAATTATTAAATTTGGTTGGTTAGTAAAAAGATGGAAAGAATTGTATTGTTTGATTATTGATGAAATAAGTATGCTAAAACCAGAATTATTTGATAAATTAGAAGAATTAGCAAGAATAATAAGAGGTAATGATAAATATTTTGGTGGAATTCAATTAATAGTTTCAGGGGATTTTTGCCAACTACCTCCAATTGGTGCTAGTTATTTTTGTTTTGAAGCTGAATCCTGGAAAAATTGTATAACTAATACTATTTATCTTAACAAAATTTTCAGACAGTGTGATGATAAATTTCAAAATATATTAACTAAATTAAGATTAGGAATAGTAGATAAAGAAGTAAAATACACTTTAAATAACTGTATCAATAAAAAGTTAGAAAATGAGTTTGGTATAAAGCCTACAAGGTTGTTTTCACTTAATAAACAAGTAAATGAATTAAATGAAAAAGAATTAGATTTATTATCTGCAAGTAATTGTGATTTTTATGAATATAGAATGGAATTAGTAGTTATAAAAGTAACTGATTCACCATCAGCCCTAAAACAAAAATTTCTTAAAAATACTATTTTTAGTGAAGAAATACAATTGTGTGTAGGAGCACAGGTCATGTTACTAATTAATTTAGATTTAGGAAATGGTCTAGCAAACGGAAGTAGAGGAGTAATTACAGATTTTATTGATGATTTTCCAGTAGTTAAATTTTTAAATGGTCAACAAAGAATTATAGATTATCATGTTTGGGAAATAGAAGAAAATGGTAAGCCAATCCTACGTATTAAACAAATCCCACTTAAAATAGCATTTGCAGTATCTATCCATAAAGTTCAAGGAAGCACATTAGAATATGTAGAAATGGATTTGTCTAACATTTTTGAATTTGGACAAGCATACGTCGCATTGTCACGTGTAAAAAGTTTAGAAGGTTTGAGTATTATAGGGATTGATTATAATCTCATTAAAGCACATCCAAAGGCTATTGAATATTATTCTAATATTAAAATTGAATAAATATTATTTTTTTTACATTTACATTAATAAATGAAAGTTGCAGAACGACCGACTGAACTTTACGTACAAGAATATAAAATAAATAATGATATTACTATAAAAAAAATAAGAAAAAGGGGCTTTAAATGTTGGTTTTGTAATGAAGTTGTTAATTCTGTAATAGGTATATGTGATGACTGTAAACCATATAGATTACCTAATGTTAAATAAATATAAATTGTAATTACATTTTTTAAAATGTAATTAGAAAGTTTTTTTGTTATGATAAATGAGTTATCATCATAGAACGACGCCAATATCTTCTTTACCTGAATTAGATGATATTGAATCACGCCATAATGGTCATCCACAAGAAAATCACCCTAACCAACCAAATGTGGCAAAATATATAAGAAACAATCATCAACTCTCTTCTCATTCTGGAATGAATTCCGTTTCTCATCAACCACAACATCCAAATCAACATCCAAATCAACATCAACATCCAAATCATCAACAGTATCAAAATCATAATCCAAAACAGAATAATGAACAGGTTATGTTTATGGAAGAATATGAGGTACCTAAAAAAGACGATAATGAATCGAGAGATAATAAATATAAGATGCCTAATCATTCACCAAGCTGTTTAGAAGTAGCAGAGCATATAGCTAATTGCCCTATATGTTCAAAATTTTATAATAGTGATAAAACTCCTTATATAATAGCTATCGTCATATTATTGATTGTTTGTATATTATTAATTAAAAAAGTATTAGATTGTTAAATACTTAAAGCTATTTACTTTTTATATAAAAATGGAAAATGAAAATAAGGACAATCATGAACTAGATAATACTTATTATGATACATTAGTTTTATCTGGGGGGTCTAATAAAACTATATTAACTCTAGGAGCGCTACAATGTGCGGTAGATAATTATATTTTAGAACATATTAAAATTTATGTTGGTACATCCTCTGGAGCTATTATTTCTTATATGCTTTGTATAGGATATACACCTATAGAACTTCTAGTTTATTTATGTACAAATCAAATTTTTGAAGCATTACAAAATTATAGTTTAGTTAATTTGGCAAATGGTAAAGGAGCATGCTCCTTTAATCCATTACAAGAACATTTAGAGAAAATAACTATAGAAAAAATAGGTTATTTACCAACCTTAAATGATATAAAAGAAAAGTATGATAAAACACTAGTATGTGTTACTTATAATTACACTGAACAAATAACTGAATATTTGTCCTGGGAAAATTATCCCCATTTACCATGCATCACAGCGTTAAAAATGTCAGCAAATTTACCTTTAGTATTTGATAAATTTAGATATGGAGATAGTTTCTATATTGATGGCGCTGTTTCAGATAATTTTCCTGTAAGATATGCTAATAATATAGGTAAAAAAGTAATAGGAATCTATTTGAACGGTGTACAAAAAGAAACTCAAGATACAAACGAATCTGTTCTTGATTATTTTTATAATTTACTTCTTATACCCATAATTATAAGTACTAATGAACAAATAGATAATGTTTCATCTAAAACTAATATTGTAACTATAAATCACGAATTTGAATTTAAATTTTTTAATTTCAATATTAATACACAAACTAAACTTGAAATGTTTTCAGTTGGATATACAGAAATGAAAAATAAAATATTTGACAAATGAATTAAATCGTAATATATGATTAATATCATATATTACATTATATAAAAAATACATCTTTAACTGATGTTTCATTATTATTAATAATACGTTCATAAACTTGAAATAAGTATGGATCTTTTTGTTTTAAAACAATAGAATTTAATATATCCTTAAAATCAATACTTTCCAAATTCTTATTATCTTTATTTATAAGTTCAGATGATTTATCTTTTTTAGGTTTGAATACAATTTTAATATTTTCAGATATTAAATTCTTGTACTTTTTACTTTTCTTGAATGCTTTAAATTCCTCATGATCACCTGATAAAGTTATTTTGATTTTATCTTCAGTTTTTTCTGGTTCATAACTTTCGACTTCCTTCACATCTAGATATACTAATTTTTTACGTGGTAAGTTTAAATTAATTTCATCTACATTGTAATTTACATTATCAATGAAACTTAAATAAGCTACTATATTTTTTTCACTTTCACCAAATGCTATTTGTAATGATGAGCCTGGATAAAAAATATTGGGTTGAGGTCTCTGTTTAGAATGAATATGACCAGAAATTACATCAGGAAAATCAAGCTCCCATTTATCTCCTTCTATTGATGTTATCGCTCCCATTTTACAACCTAAAAATTCTTGATGAGCAAATATAATTGAACTAGTTTCCCATTCTTCACCTGAATCATTTAAACATTCCTGAAATCTTCCAACAGGTACATAAGGCACAAAAGTAAAATTTTTATCATCAATATTTTTAAATAGAACGTTATCTACTATAAAAATATTATTCCATTCTTTTAACCCATTCATCCAATGGTTTGTAGTAAGATATTGCTGGTTAGAACAATAATCATGATTACCTACTAAGACATACGTTGGTGAAATTAATCTCAACATATCCAATAATTCATATGATTTATTTAAAGCCATTGTATGAAGTCTTTCATGATCATGTAAGACATCTCCAGCAACTACAATAAAGGTAGGTTTCTTTTCTAAAGCTAAAACTTTAAGTCTTTCTATAAGCAAATTTACTTCAGGAATATTATTAACTTGAATATGAGGATCTCCAATAAACAATATTTCAGTATTCATTATCCTTTATTTATAACTTATTACAAAGTTATAAATATCAATTTTTTTTTTAATTACTAAATTTAAATATTAACACTCTCCATTTGCTCTAAGGTATCAGCAGGTACAATAACAGGAGATGGAACTGGTTGATTTTTAATTAAAGGACTTTTCAAATTAAATGAATTAGACCTATTTCTAGTTTGAATAGTATTTTGAATTTCATTTTTCTTCTTGTTTTCTTCATTATAGCGGCGAATCATTTTATTCAAAGCAGTAGCAGATTGTTGATTAAGAACCTCTACTACTTTTTCTAGTCTCACCCTATTATTCTTATGATCCTCTTCATGCCAATTATGACATGCTTTATCCACCTTGTACTCTTCAGTTGGTAATTGAGACCATTTATTTCTAATGTGACGAGTTACATAGGATGCATGAATCATCTTCGCAATTGCATACAGCATGTTTTCATAATTATCAAAGGTTTCCTTCATGTGTGGGTAAAGATGTAAAAGCATATCCACATATTCTTGATTCATCCTAACTTGTAAATACCTAAATTTAATACTTGGTTCATTGCCACGGGCTTTAAACAAATGTTGATAATCCTTATGCAGAATCTTATATTGTTTATTATCTGGAGCAAAAATAATTAACCCTTGAAGATCACGAATATCAATATTATTAATATAATCATGAGCTTCTCCCATATTGGCAAAATTATGTTTACGAGGATAGTTAATATTAATATCCTCAGTTAGCACCAAGTTTCCTTCGACAAATGTACCAACATGATATAGTCGTGGTTCTTCAGGTGCCTGACAAACAATACGATTATCTTCAGTGTTAAGAACCAAAAACATATATTGTTTCTCTACATCTAAAGTTGATTGAAAACGCGCTAGAGTACTTTCTCCTTCTTCAGGAAGGGAATTTCGAAATTTCTCGTTCATATTGAATTCATTTTCCAGAGACCTAGCAAATACATCACCGAATGATTCTTTGGAAGCCCATTTACTTTTATATGCATTAAGTTTACGATGAGTAGATGTATACCACTTTCCTTCAAAATTAAACATACGAATCAGTGTTCCTTCGTGAGCATCATAAAAGGTACAATTTTCAAAAATCGGAGAAATATCTCTTTCTATCTCCTCATCATTATGGTGATTGTACTCAATAGTATATGGAAAAGCTCTCATAACAATCTTTTGTTCATGAAAAACTACCCCACGACATTGCCTAAGTAAACTACTATCTTCCGGACCACATTTAACATAACAATATAATTCTAGTCCCGATTCCTCATCGGTATCAGTAATACGCACACGGTTACCCAAACTTTCTACTTTATTCCTAGTGAAGGTATTACCCGTAATTGTAGTTTGTTTAGTGTCGACAGATTCTGTAACAAGCTCTTCTGCTGTAGATTTCTGTTGTTCTGTAATGGATGTCATTATAAGTTTTATATTTATATTTTTATTCTTAAATACCATTTCAAATTTATTTTAAGGTTTTATTTAACTTAATCTAAAATGATACTTATTGAAAAGATCACTAAATATTTTTCCATATTTTGCCAAGGGTTATCATATCTGATATATCCGTCTCCAGAACGAGAGGAATTTGATATTCCGTACACTTTGTTAGAAGATGATGAAGAGAGTCAAAGCTTTCTTTCCATATATGACCTTGACCCAAACAAGCATGTACATCCCTCTTTGCCCCAAGAGGAACACCTGCATCATTTAAATGAATCAAATGAAGATTCTCCAAACCAATCTCAGAATCAAATTCTTCAAATAAACGATCAATCTCCTCAACTAAACTCAAATTATAATCACCTTGACCCCACAAATGAGCTGTGTCAATACAAACCTTTACATTTGCCACTTTTTTCTCTTCTATGTTATTCAAAACCAATGCCAGCTCAGAAATTGTCCGGCAAAGTTTGTTTCCTTCCCCAGCGCAATTTTCTAAAAGTAAATAAGAATCAGAATTAGGGAAATTTATTTTATTTATAGTTTCTGACACTTTCCAATGACCAAGCTCCCTATTGACATTAGAACCTGGGTGAATTATTACCCCTGCTTTATTAGTACTAGTTTTAAACTTAGATACTATATCCAATTCGTATTCCAAAGCTCTAAGCACACCCCTAACCTTATTATCTATAGAAACATCACCATTCCACACCAAACATCCCTTAGTAGCTTTTCCAGCTAAATTAGCACAAAAAGGATAATGACTAAAAAAATTTATTGGAAATTTATTCATCAAGTTTTTTGACAGTTCTATATCAGAATCCAATATTTTATCTCTCTTCCATGCTGCCTTAGGATCACCCATAAAAAATTGAATAGTATACATACCATGCTCAATTCCCATTAATACAACGTCCGATATTTTTCCATTATAAGGAAGATGAGAACCAATTTCCCATTGAGTTTCTAACATTGATGAAGTCATTTAATAATTTAAGATTAATAATAATTTTTTTTTCAATTTTTAAATAACAATGAATATAAAGATTTATAATTTTAAATAAATAAAATATGTCTACTAATAAACGGTTAAGAGTAATGGAAGAAAAAGATTCCTCTTGTAAAAGACGTAAACCACGTCTTATTTTAAAAGATACACCTCCAATAAACTCTTTAGAAGATTTAATAGAAATAGGAAGGTCCATAAGGTATTACAAAAATATTAATACTATTATGTTATGGAGAATTACACCCTATTTAGAAGAATTACAAAATCTTGTTGGGATGGAAAGTTTAAAAGAAACAGTTTTTGAACAAATATTATATTATGTACAAGGAATGCATAAAAGGAACTCTGATAATGAATACTTACATACTGTATTATCTGGTCCTCCAGGTACAGGCAAAACTACAGTAGCTAAGATTCTCGCTAGAATATATCAAGGTCTTGAAGTATTATCAAAAAACGGACCTTTCAAGATAGCACACCGAGAAGATTTCGTAGCTGGTTATTTAGGACAGACTTCTATTAAAACTCAAAAATTGTTAAACTCTTGTTTAGGTGGTATACTCTTTATAGATGAAGTCTATTCACTAGGGTCAGGACAAGATGATAAGGATTCTTTTTCAAAAGAAGCAATAGATACTATAGTCAGCTTTTTATCTGAACATACAGATGATTTTTGTTGTATCGTTGCAGGATATGAAAATGATATTAAAAAATGTTTTTTTAGTGTTAATGAGGGATTAGAAAGTAGATTTCAATGGACTCATAAAATTGATGAATATTCTTCGTCTGATCTAGCAGAAATATTCATTAGAAAAATTTTAAAAATTAATTGGGACTTGGGAATTGATAAAGAACAAATTATTTTAATAATCGAGAAGAACAAACCATTTTTTTCTAATTCTGGTAGAGATATAGTAAATTTTATTACTAAATGTAAAATAGCTCACTCTAAAAGAGTTATTGGACTAGATAATATACATAAATTTATTCTTACATCAGAAGATTTAGAAAATGGAATCAAAGGGTTAGTTAAAAATTCAACAAAAACAGATGAAATTATTGTTAAACCACCCGATTTTATGTACATGTGATTATAATATTATAGAAATATTGTATAATATTTTTATAAAAAACTAATGTTACTATATATCTATAATCTTTATCTTATTGGATTCATTTCGCATAAATTTTGTACCATTGTTGTATAAACTGTAATATTTTTATTAAAAAATTCATCTGTTAATACTTTAGCTATTAAATTTCCTATTACTTCAAAATCCTTTTTTTGTAAACCTCTAGTTGTCAACGCACATGTCCCTAAACGTATTCCACTAGTTATAAACGGAGATTTATCATCAAAAGGTACTGTATTTTTATTACAAGATATTTTTATAGAATTAAGTATATTTTGCGCTTCTTTTCCCGTTTTATTTATATTACGTAAATCGACCAAAATTATATGCGAATCAGTGCCATCTGTAACTACATTTAATCCATTTCTTTTCAAAGAATTACATAAGATTCTCGCATTTTCTATTACATTAAGACAATATTGTCTATATGATGGTTGTAAAGCTTCACCAAAGGCTACAGCCTTTGCAGCTATCACATGTTCAAGCGGACCTCCTTGTATACCAGGAAAAATTGCTTTATCTAATTTTTTACCCAATTCGAGATTATTAGATAAAATTATTCCTCCTCTTGGACCACGTAAAGTTTTATGAGTAGTAGAGGTTACAACATCACAATACTCTAATGGATTTTTGAAAATTTCGGAAGCTACAAAACCCGAAATATGAGAAATATCGGCTAATAAATAAGCATCAACTAAATCTGCGATTTCTTTAAACCTCTCAAAATCTATTTCTCTTGGATAAGCAGAATAACCACAGATTATAAGTTTAGGTTTATGTTCTAAAGCAATCTCTTTTACACTATCCATATTGATTAAATTAGTTTCTTTGTCAAGATGATAAAATACTGAATTATAAATTTTTCCACTAAAATTTACCTTAGAACCGTGAGTTAAATGACCACCATGAGATAAGTCTAATCCTAAAATAGTATCACCAGGTTTTAATAAACTTAAGAAAACAGCTTGATTAGCCTGAGAACCAGAATGCGGTTGAACATTCGCCCAATTGGCATTAAAAAGCTTTTTAGCTCTATCTATCGCTATTTGCTCTATTTTATCAACAACTTCACACCCACCATAATATCTTTTGTTAGGATATCCTTCTGCATATTTATTTGTTAATATCGACCCTTGTGCAGCTCTTACTGCTTCAGATGTGTAATTTTCGCTAGCCACCATTTCCAAACTATCATGTTGCCTTTTTTTCTCAAGATCAATAAGATTAAATATTTCCAGATCTGTGTTCATTTATATTTATAAATTCTATTTTCATAAATTTTAAAAAATAATTTTTAAAATTTATGAAAATAGTAAATTTTTAGAATAACTAGACTCTAAATTATTTTAAAATGTATATTTCTGCTCGTGGAGATAATATTACTTCAATTATTATTGGAGTAAGTTCATCAAAAATATCTGCAACTTCTTGCTTATCTAAATTAACAATTTTACTTGTGTCATCACAATCTCGAACTGCCATAGCGTCATCAAAGGCAGGATTATTTTTAAAGTTATATCGGTCTTTTGCACAAACCATAGGTCCTCCTTGAAATTTCAGAGTTTCTTTACTGGCTGGACTAAGTACATATAATGGATCCGTTCCAACTATGTATCTTTTCGCATTAACGTGATGGAAAACAGCATCGCATATTCTAGGGGAAAACTGTAGCGCACAAAGTAGTCCCGCTCCAAGCTGAGCATGATTTGCAACTCCATATCCTCCGGTATCATCAGGCGCTAACAAATGACCGACATCGTGAAATAAACAGGCTACAACTATTTCGTTATCTAACCATTTCATTTGTGCGCATCGTGCAGCTCCAATCATATGAGATGCTTTACTAACATTCTCTCCAATATAATTGCTTTTAGTAGCCTCAGATACAATTAAACGTCTCAAAATATCTATATATGGTGGTTTAAACCGCATTTATTAATTACTCTGTAAGCGCTTAGACTAAGTTTATCACTTTTTTTGATACTTGGAACAAGAAATTGCTCGTAATAACTATTATTATATCCATATTTTACATTTATGTGGAAAATATTTATTTTTTAACATTAAAGTTAATAATTTAAAAACAAATATATTTATATTAAATGAATATAACTTGCGAATATTGTAAAAAAGATTTTTCATCATCAGGAAATTTAGCTAAGCATCAAAAAACAGCTAAGTATTGTATAAAAATTCAAAAAGAGCAATGTGAAAATATAGTAACTACTCAATATACTTGTGATTTATGCAATAAAGATTTTTCTAGTAAACATAGATTAGAATGCCATAAAATATCTTGTTCTTCTAGATACAATTTTGTAGTTGAGAATACAAGGAAAGAGCATTTAGAAATTATTTCTTCAAAAAATACAGAGAATGCACAACTAAAATTGAAAATAGAGAATCTTATTATTCTAAATAATGAATTACAAGATAAACTTAAAACTGTAGAATATGAAACTGAATTAAGAGTGTTAAGAGAAAACAAACCTATTGAAGAGCTCCTTCATAACATAGCAATTAAAGCCATTGAACAAAAAAATGAAGTTATAACTAATATGGTTAAAAAATACGTCAAGAAACAACCAAGAAAACAATATGACTGCTCTAATGTTATTTACATCTTAACAACTTCATCTTTAAAAAATGATAGAAGATACATACTAGGTAAAGCCAAAAATCTTACAAACAGACTTTCTACATATAATAAATCAGATGAACATGAAGTTATTTACTATCTAGATTGTGAAGATGAAGAAGCTATGAATGCCATGGAACCTTTTGTTTTTAAAAAATTAAATGAATACAGAGAACAAGCAAATAGAGAAAGATTCATTTTACCAAAAGATAAAAATATAGAATTTTTTATAGATACAATTAAAAACTGTTTTGAATTTTTAAAGTAGATACTTTTTCTAAGTACTTTAAAAATTTTATATTTTCAAATTCTAAACATTGGAAATTTATCTCAACACACATCCAAAATGTGCGCAGAAAATCTTTTCCAAAAAAATAAATTTTTCTTGATTAAGTTTAGTATGTTATCAGAAAAGTGATACTTCTTTTTTTTGGAGATTATATATTTACATATATATATTTCTTCTAAAACGTATATTTATATATTTATAAATATATAATCTTCTTTTTTCCTAATTATTTATATTTTCTTCTTCAATAGGAAAAAAGATTTAAAACTAAGATAGTTGATAAATAAATGGCAAATCGATGTGAATATTGTAAAAAAGATTATACTACGAAAGGAAATCTAGTAAAACATCAACGTACCGCTAAATATTGTCTTGAAATTCAAGAAAAAATACATGGAGAAAATTCTGATAAAATAGAACTTAGAACTTTTAATTGTGAATATTGTACTAAAAAATTTTCCCAAAAATCTCATTTATCCAGGCATATTCCTTTATGTATAGAAAAGTATAAATTTGAAATAGAGAAATTAATGAAAAATAATACAGACCAAGAAAATGAAATTGCTAAATTAAAATCTGAAAATGATGAGTTACGAGATGAATTAAAGACCATAGCCTACGAAACTGAGTTACGTATCCTCCGTGAACGTGACGAACGTTCAATGGCTACGGTAGAAGAAATAGCAAAGCAGCCAAAAATTCAGAACAACAACAATAATAAAATTTTGATAACAACACCTTTAGATTTATCTAAGGAAAGTATTCAGACAGCTATTCAATCAGCTTTCTCTCATGATCATCTTACATTAGGTCAAAAAGGAGTTGCCCAATTTGCTTACAATAATATTTTAAAGGATGAGAATGGCAAGCTAATGTATGTTTGTACGGATCCATCTCGTCAAATATTTCAATATAAATCTGGTGATGGGAAAATTCAAAAAGATGTCAGAGCTACAAAACTTACAAAAGCTATTTTAGATGGAGACATTAAACAAACTTCTCACAAAATAGCATGGGATAATATGAAAGACGGTGATAATGAAATATTTATGACTTACACCAATCATTATCAAGATATACAAGGTATGGAGCAAGATAATAGTGAATTTAGTAAAGAATTAAGTTGTTTAGCAATATAAATGTTTTAGTACACATTTATATTAAAATTTTGAATGAGATATTATTTATCTCCTGGACCTGGATCTTCTCCTTCTGCTATTCTTCCTGCTTTTCCTGCACCTTTTAGATTTTTGATCTCTTACTTGTCCTTTTTTGCATGACCTACGACGGCACCTGCCAGTTGAGCGGCTTCTAACTTGGCTAGGTTTGCATGACTTGCGACGACGGGAGCGGCTTTTCTTGGCAGACCTCCTACGACGGGATTTTTTGGCTGATTTTGGTTTGCAGTAACCAGATTTATAACGACCGTATTTGCAATGTCCTTGGTATTTCCTTGAAAGTTTGGATCTAGATTTCCTGGCAGGGGATCTCCTTGGCCTTAGACTTTTCCTGCATTCCTTGGTAGCTTTATCTCTAACTTGGCCTGATCTACAAGGAGAACGTTTACAATGACGGGGTTTCTTTCTACTTCTAACAAATCCTGGTTTACAAGGACCAAGTTTCTTTTTGCATCTACCACTTCTCCTGTCACGAACTCTTCCTTCGCCACATGATTTTTTGCGGCACCTACCAGTTTTCCTGTGACGGGCCCAACCGTCTGGACAAACTCTGGATCTAGTACCTCCTGCACTTACCATGGAGATAGAATCAGCAGAAACACCACTAGATGTGGGCATTGAAGAAAATAGACCTGAGGCAGAAACAGGTGCTGAAGATCCTGAAGTTCCTAAAGATCCTGCTGAATCAACGATATATTCGGAAACACTTACACCACTAAAATCCGTTGGGGCGGAGCCTGATGTAGCACCTGGTGGAGGGGCTCCTGCTGCTTCGGCTGTGGGTGATGGGACAAAGCTGGTTCCTGGAAAGTGTTCTTGCCAGAAGACTCTTCCATCTACGGCTCTAACAGCAATCCAATCCTTATTATTAGCTCTGTGGGGACCAGTTCCTAAACAATTGGCTGCTTTATAAGGTGGACGCTGACGTTTACGATCAGCTTTAAAAGCCTTAACTTCTTTAGTACAATATTCACCTTGTGGGTTCATTTTTAAATCTTTATTTATTTATATTAGGATAAAAAAAATACTTAAAATAAATTTGACTTTAAATCAATTTTTACGAAAATTGGTTTCGTAATGAATAAAACATGCTTTTTATGTGATGAAGAAAGTAAGAGAAAACTTTGTAACAAATGTAAAAAAATATATGATATAAGTAGTTATGTAACGATGGTAGTAGAATTTCATGATCAGAGGCAACCTTCTTTGACTCAATATACGAGTTATATGAAACCCTATATAGAAAATGAAAATTCAGTAGTATTACTATTTTATAGCTTGAATATGGCATTCATTTTACCATATCCAGTGTGGATAAGATTTGAATATATAAATAAAATAATTACACAAGAAGATTTTAAAGAAAAACTATTCTTTAGATATAAGAAAGAAGGAGCAATTTTTCTCTTATTTGAAGAAATAATAGGGAAAGATTTTTATACTCAAAATAGGATAGAAAATTTTCATAATTGGACTAAAGTTTTTACATTAGAAAAAGTATCAAATCCTTTATCAGAAGCATTATGTTTCACAAAATAAAATTCCATTTATTTATTAATATTAATAAATAAATGGATTACTCTATAAAAGAATATAAAGATATTTATGATGCTTTATTATTATTTAAAATTAAACATAAAACTGTAAAGCAATTTTTTTTATTAGAATTACCAACAGACGTAGGTAATTTATTAAGGAAACTAGTTCAAAATATTTTACCAAACCTTATAGAAGAATTTAATAATGAAGAAGATCCTGCTATGGATAAATTCTTCTATAGTGAAGAATACGATGAGCGGTTTTTAGAAGGACCAACTAAAAGCAAACCAGTGCAAATAGAATTTGGTTTTAAAAATACATCAGAATCTTTCAACAAATGGATTTCAGAAATTTTAACTGAAAATTTACAACATTTCATGAACAGAGTTCATGCTTTTAGCAGCACTAAAACAGAAGAAGAAAAACCAGTAAGTACATATACAGAAGCACAAAATCTTTACGATGGTTCTCTAAGTGTTAGAACTTCTGCAATGCTTTTAGGTTTCGGTGACGAAGATGATATAGAAGATGGAAAGGACTTAATCAGTTCAGTTGTTTTTACTACTATTATAGAAGTAATATGTGCACAAATCTTGAATAATTTAATTGATTACCAATTAAAAAATAATGTAAAGTTAACTAGTATATCTTTAATAAATAGTATAAGTGAATTAAATGATATAAATAAACTGTTTTTTGAAGATAACGAATCAAATAAAGTTATTAGATTTTGTCTAGATATGAATAAAGATTTCTTTCTTTCATTATCACAGTTTAATCAGAAATTATTATACGAATTGGCAACGCATATAGTTTATAATAAACCTCAATACAATAGCAAACAAATTTTAAATAGTAAAAATATAATTAAACTATTATATAGCTAAATTATAAATGAATTTAAATCCAAATGTTATTTATGCTGTTTTTTTGACGATAGCAATCATTGGTGTATTTTTATTAACACTATATGTATTATGTAATAGCAAAAAACAGGCTTTTCAATTTAATAATAATACTGTGGATAGTATTAATAGTAAATTAGGAAATTTACTAGTCAAAAAAGATAAAAAACCAAAAACATATGTATCTAAGAGTGTGGGTAAAATTACTTACGAAGGAATAGACGATTCTTCTAAATTTAGTTTAATAAAATTGTTTTTGAATCCTAAAGAAACTATTGTTACTCTATTGAGGAATTATTTGATTGAAATGATTAAAGATGGTAAATTTGAAAATATACCTTTAGATAAAATTCCTACAATTCCTTTAGTTTCTAATTATAAATTAGTATTTGACAGTTTAAGTATAACATCAGACCATGATAATATTAATATAGATATTGATAATGCATTTATTCCTCATATTAAATTTGAAAGTATTGTACCAACTTTAGATTATAAAGATATACAAATCTCTTACTACATTAAAATTCCTAATCTAGCACTTAATCTTTCTGTTAGTGATGATAAAGATAATGTAATTTTGAATATGACAATTGTATTTAGTATAAATATTGGCATATCATGTAAATCTAATTGTGAGGTAAAATTTACAAATAATATCAAAGATAATTCAATATTTGGTATAAAAACAACTACAGGAGGTATATTTTTAAATTTTACTGACCTGAAATTTAATGTTGAAAATTTCCAATTCGACATAGTAAATGTACATGTATCAGAAAAAGATAAATATACTTGTCCAGAACCTTATATAAGACATGGAAGCGGATATATATGTTCTCAACCTGCTGATATAGAAACTAAAGATTGTAAACCAAGTAAAGATCACGAATGTAAGAAATATACACACTATTTCAAAACTAAATATTCAGAAAAATGTGATACAATTTGTGATAATTCAACTAGTTATAAAGGTGTAAATTATCAGAAGTGTCCTTGGGTAGATGATACTTCTTTTACAGTGTCAGGAAATAGTTGTATGTGGGATAATTCAGTTTGTCCACCTAATTATACCCCAAGTATGAATACATGTGTTGTTGACGATAAATCTGATTGGACAAAGGAAGAATTATTAATGAAATCATTTGGTATTGTTGATGGAAATATTAATACAAAGAAAATATCAGATTACATTATAAAAACATTCAATTTCCAAAAAATGATCAGTGATTTTATTGAAAATAAAATAACCGATGTTAATTATTTTAAATTATACAAATTATTTCATTCTAAAGCACTAGAAATAGATTTCATTCTAAATGTCACAACAAGTTAATTAGTCTATCTGAATATAAATTATTTAGATAGACGGTCCGTGCAGGGCTCGAACCTGCGACCTACCGGTTAACAGCCGGGTGCTCTACCAACTGAGCTAACGAACCTGTAATATAAAAATATTACAGGTTCTTATTTCATTTTCCAAACCAAACCAGGTTTGGAAAATGCTAGCGGTGGGGTTCGAACCCACGCGGCCGTAGCCAAATCAGCTTAAATGATTCCCCTTATACCACTCGGGCACACTAGCTTTTATTATATAACAATATATCTTTAAATTATAAAATAAATTTAAAATAATTTAAGTATATTGAACTTGTATTACAAAAGCTTATGCCACAAAAAAGAAGTTTTATTTGGAAAATACCTAAAGAAGATTTTGAAAAAGATGTTAAAGCATCAATTAGTTATAACCAACTTGTAAAAAAATATTATAATCAGTCTGGAAACCGTAGAACTATAAAAGCTAGAATAGAAGAAGATAAAATAGATATTTCTCATTTTAAAGGAAAATCATGGGCTAAAAATAACATCAGGCCTGAATGTGCTATTAATTATATTCCATTAGAACAAATTTTAATCGAAAATAGTGATTTTAGTAATGGTCAAAGAATTAAAAAGAAATTAATACAAGCTAATATATTAGAAGATAAATGTAGTGAATGTGGTCTAGGAAATATTTGGAATGGTAAAGCTATTGTTTTGCAAATAGACCATATCAATGGAAAACATAGTGATAATAGAATAGAGAATATAAGAATATTATGTCCTAACTGTCATAGTCAAACTAATACCTTTTGTGGTAAAAATAATACAATAAAAGAAGAGGTTATTGAAAAAAATATCATTGATTCATCAATGATTTTATTAGATAAAGATTTAGAGATTAACAGAGAAATATGCCCTGACTGTAGTGGTAAAAAGTCTGCAAGATCTACAAGATGTAAAAAATGTGCTTCAAAGATAAGAGGTGAAAATTCTAGGAAAGTTAAAGATAGACCTTCTAAAGAAATTTTAAAGAAAGAACTTGAGGAAACATCATACGTATCTATAGGTAAAAAATATGGTGTTTCAGATAATACAATTAGAAAATGGTTAAAATAAATTTATTTATAAGCGATAAGTAAGGCGCCTCCAATTACAGCAAATGTTAATGCTAAATTATTCATTTTATACGCACTAAAATATGTATTTAATGTTTTTGTATCAGTCAAATTGAGTTTATCAGGAGTTTTAACATCAATAGCAGATATAATTGCGAAAATTAAACTAAGAAAAAGAAAGATTAAACCAATACTGGATATAATTTGGTTAGGATTAATATTCATAATTTATTATACTTAAATAAAAATTTATTTAAATATTTAAGTTCATAATTTCATTAAATAAAATGAGCTACACACTTTTGTCTAATATTTTTTATTTAATATTATCTTATTTTCAAACAAAATTAATTTATAATAATACTAATATTGATTCTCAATATTTAAGTATTGACAATGGATTTATAAAGGTTTATCTTAGTGCTGTGTTAGGATATACAACAATAAGTTCAGTAGGAGTAATTTTCGATTTATATTCTAATTATAATCGAAAATATAAGATACAACCCAAATATTTGAATTCAAAAGAATATATACAATCAATATCTTTATCTTTATTTAATTTAATATTTATAACACCTCTAGTTACAATTCCTATATGGAAGCAATTAAATAAAAAAGACTCATATTTTTACATAAAATCTGAAGATACAAATATAATTTTAAGTAATGAAATTTTATGTTTTGTGGGTTGTATTTTATTTGTGGAAATATGGTTCTACATAACACATCTTTTATTTCATACTGATTTCTTATATAAAAATATACATAAATTACACCATAAATATAAATACCCTGTTGCTTCTGCTTGTATGTTTGCGCACCCAATAGAATTCGCAATTGGTAACTTACTTGGTGTCATTTTAGGTCCTTTTTTAACTAATTGTCATATATACACTTTTTGTATGTGGGTATGTTTCGCATTATTATCAACAGGTGGGTCTCACAGTGGATACTATATTCTTGGTGGAGAGGAGCATGATATACATCATCAATATTTTAAATATAATTACGGTAGTATAGGTTTAATGGATAAAATATTTGGTACTAATTATTACATATGATCACTTTCTGTTCCATCCTCATTTATAACTAGTACATCTCTCCATGTTGCTGTGTTTCTCAAATTAGCAATAAGCAATAAATCTGTTTGTTGTATATTAGCTAAAAGATTTTTAGCATAATCTACAACATCTTCTGAAGCACCATTAGCTTGTAATAAATTTATATTATTTTGTATAAATGGTAATTTACTTGTACATCTTTCATGAAAACTTCCAATTAAATTTTCTATAGATTCTTGAGGAACTTCAAAGGAACTTTGAGCCCTTTTTATTATTTCTTCTTCGCTAAGAGGAATAGTATTATATGTATAAAATAAAGATAATATACTTCTTTTATCTTCTACGCAATTCTGTAATTCGTTACAATATCTTTCAATTTGCTCATTTAACATTTGTTTTAAGTATTGACATAATTTTCCTACTAGTTCCTGTCTTCCCTTAAAATTATCTTCGAAACCTTGTAAAGCCATCGGTTGATCAGGGTCAACAATTTCAAAACTATCATCCATTTTATTATAGTTAAATAATAAATTCTTATTAAAATCTATATTTTATTAATAAATAAAATATTATAAAATCGTATTTATACTAGAGTATCTACCTTAGAAACAGATATTCAATTGAATAAAATAATCTAAATTTATAATAATATATACATAAAAAAATATATAATAAATGAATATTTATAGTTTAGATTTACCATTACTTACAAGAACTGTATCATATTACGCTCTTTCACGTATTGGTTTTGAGGGAGTATTTGATGTATTATTAAAAATAAAACCAGTAAAAAATTGGCCTATGTCATCTTGGCTTTTAAGTATATTTCATGAACTTGCAATTATTCCAGTTGTTAATTACTTTTGCTCTACCAACACGTTATATTTAACTACAGCTTCGTATTATATCGCTGACTTTGCTTGGTTTTTGCGTGAAGGTACATTTCATAGACTTTTATTTCATCATTTAGCATCTATATCAATTCTTATGACTGGTTTACTCATGTTACCAGAAGAAGAAAAGGAGAATTTAAAACCTAATATTTTAGCATTAACCTATGGATCCGCTTGTTTAAATATAAGAGGGCTTTTTAATGGAACAGGTTTTTTATATTTACATGATTTTTATTACGGGTTAGTGTATTTAGCTTCAAGAATCTATGCGGTTATGACTTTATTTAAAGCATCGAAGATATCTGTGTTGGTTGCTATTCCTTTACTTGTGCATAATTTAAAAATAATAAAAATTTTGTTATTTAGAAGAAAGTCTTAATAAATTCGCATTTTATACTTTTTGGAGTATAAAATGTATATTTTTGTGTTGAATTTGATTTTATTTACATATTTAAATCATCAGGTTTTGGTGCATTCTCTATTCTACAATTAATAGCTCTTTGTTTAGCTTGTTCTTCTCCGTATTTAGTAATACTAAAAGATTTACTTTTTCTATTACCAGTTTCTTTATCTACCCAAGAAGCTTTCCATCTTGCTTTTGTACCTCCTTCAAATCTTACACCTGTTGTACCAGAAGTATTATTTGTTTGTTTAGATTTGTTACTATTATTTACACGCCCTCCACCATCTCTAACGTTGTACTTTAAATTGTTTAAACCATTTCTATCAATATGATCTACTTCTGAAAATTCCGGGTATAATACTGTATGTAAACGCTTTGTATATTTATTAGAAAAGATATTAACATAACTAGTTTTTCTATCTTTGGGGACATATAAATTTAAGTTATTTTGAATTACTAACTCTATATTATCATTTTCTATCATTGTAAATTTATCATCTTTCAACATTACTTCCTTATATGTATAACCCGTTTTTAAATGTGGATGTGAGATAACTCTAACATCCCTAATACAATTTTTAGTTATACCAGCTCTTTTTGATTCTTCTATTTTATATTTTTCTGCTAATATTTTTGCTTTATCAGTACCAAAACGATCTTTATTAAATGATTTCGTTTGTGCTTCTTCAGATTTAAATTGTACCTTAAATGATGTTTTTGTTTCCGTGATTGATCCACCTACTTTACCACCATACCAATCTCCTTTTTCTAAAAGAATCTCAGAATTATTTATAACTTCTTCTACTATAGGTAAGATTTCTTCTTCTCTTTCTTCATGATATTTACATATTGAACAAGAGCCTTTCCAAACTGTATCTTTCTTAGTAAGATTAGTGGTATATGTGCTAAAAATATCATGTTCACATTTATAATGTACTTTTCTTCCTTTGTCAATACTAATTAGTTCATAACCATTTTTATTGAGTATTTCTTTGACTTTATTAGAGCAATCATCTGAAACAGTTTTAGTTGAACATTGAGCACACCCTTTCCAATTATTTCTAAAAATACCTTGTTTCAAATGTCTTCCTGAATTTCCGCAATGACAAATATAGGTAATATATCTAGGATCATTTTCATCTCTTTCCCAATTAGTACAATTATTTTTAGTCATTAATTCGTTAATTTTTTCGATTGTTTCTGGCTTAAGTTTAGTATTTGGCATTTATTTTTAATTTAGTATTTATATCTATAAATCATATTTAATTTTGGAGCCGTTATAAATTCACATTTTATACTTTTTGGAGTATAAAATGTATATTTTTGTGTTGAATTTGATTTTTTGGTGGACCATCTACAAAACTGGGAAACCCAAGGCACCTCCACTGATACGGATGATATTGTTGTTAACAGCGGTGATAATGAATTCGTATGTTTGGTTGTAGTTAGCACCGGAGGATGCGGCACCACCACCACTTGCTGCGGTGATAGCAGCAGCGGATGCTTCTGGGACGATGGAAACATTGGTAAGTTTACCATAGTTAGTGGATCCCATTGGGTCAAGACAGATAAAGTCAAGAGAATAGGAATAACTGTGATAACCAGTTTCAAGGGGAATAGTTGGTGCGTGGAAGTATGGGTTAACAAGAGAGAAGTAGTCGGAGCCCATTTGTGCGAGACGGTTGGTGTTTTCGTAGATGAGGGATGTTTGAAGGATTGGATCGGCTGAACCATCTGGGTTGTATGTGACCATGTTACTGTCGTCAACTGGGGATGCGGTAGTGTAGTTAGACCATTCAGACTTCCATGTAGTGTTACGTACAGAGAAGAAAAGAACTTTGATGGCATTGGAGAAACGGACGTCGAAGTTTTGTTGGGCTGTGGTTGCTGGTGTGAAAGATTGACGGGGAGCGGTTTGAACTTGTTCAATGAGGATGTCACGTGGGGCGCAAGCCATACGTTTACGTTCATCATTGGAAACAATAGCGTAGTTAGCCCAAACTTGAGTGTTTCCGATAACTGGAGCACCTCCAAAGTCGGTTGCAGTTGGGTTAACACGTTGTTCGGTGGCAAGGGCAGAGTTTTCAAGAATAAGAAGTTGGTCCCAGTCACGGAATGCGAATTGGATACGCATTTCATTGTATGGGAGAGCAGCAGTTGGGAGAGCAACACCAGAATCACGGCTGTAGAAAAATGGAAGAGGAAGATTAAGTGTCATGGCTGGGATAGCGTTAGCAGCTCCAGGTTGGTGAGGAGCTGTGAGATCATCAACATTACCGATCATGTTATTGTATCCGTTACGTTTACCTGCTGGGACAGTGAATGCAGCCCAGAAATCAAGGTGGTAGTTATCAAAACGGGCAGCTACGAGATCATTGAAAGTAATGCAGCATTCGCGGATAAGATTGTGCATTAAATTACGAGTCCAGCGGCAACGAGCAGTGTTATTACCTGCACCATTTGTGGCACTTAAAGTGACAGCTGGTGTAGTGACACGGAGCCAAGTTTGGAGCATATAATCTCCAGCACGGGAAATTGAGACAGACCATTCTTGACCGAATGCTGGTGAACCAGAAGCACGAGAAAGAACTACGGGAACTTGAGTAAACCAAGTTGATCTCCTTGTTTCACGAACAAAATATGCCGTGGCGTCAGCGCCACCATAGAGGTATTTTTCGATTTCATCGAAAGTTGCGAGATCGATGAATCCAGATGTTACATTAGACGTACAGATTGATGCCATTGTTTTATATTAAGCAAGATTAAAATTTGTTTTTATAAATATCTCTTTAAACAGTTCTAAATTTTAAAATTTTAAAAATGAACTTAAATGAAACATTTAATCGTATAAAAGCTATGACAGAAGTAGATATTTTTGCGATAGACGCTAAAATACGTAAAAATTTTGAAAAAGAACTAGATAAACTCAATATATATGAAACTAAACTTTCTGAAATTGATTCTATCTTAGAAAACATCGATTTTAAATTACAAACTAAGGACAATCTTATTACATCTAGAAACGAGCTAGCTGATAATATCGAAGATATTAAAATGAGAAAAAGTTTCAATTTTTACTTAGCAGAGTCCCTCCCCTTTATTGAAGAGTATAAACAGATTTTAAAAACTCCAGTTAAACTTAATTTTATGGGAAAAGCATCCTTAAATTCTAAGCAGAAAAAACAATTAATTAAGAGTTTTATTCAAGTAGCTATTAAATATGTTGATATAGAATTAGATCAATATGAAAAAAATGCAAATATTGTATGCTCTAATTGTAAAAATAAAAAAGATTTCGATATTGTTGATAACATGCTTTATATTTGTTGTAGATGCTATGCTAGACAACCCATTCTTAAACATAACTCTTCCTATAATGATATTGACAGAGTAAATATCTCAAGCAAATATATGTATGATCCTAAAATACATTTCCGAGATTGTATCAAACAATACCAAGGAAAACAAAATTGTAGCATATCACCAGAAGTTTACGAAAAATTAGAAGAACAATTCAAATTACATTATCTCCTCGAAGGCGATGAAGACACCCCACGAAAAGAAAGATTCAAAAATATCACCAAAAACCAAATCATCATCTTCCTTAAAGAACTAGATCACCCAAAACACTACGAAAACGTACATCTTATACACTACAATCTAACAGGAATTAAACCAAATGATATCAGCCACCTTGAAGAAAAATTATTAGATGACTTCGACAGACTCATCGAACTATACCACAGAAAATTCAAAAATATTAAACGCAAAAATTTTATAAATACACAATATGTACTATATCAACTTCTACAACACCATAAATACCCCTGCGAAAAAGAAGACTTTATCATCCTAAAAACTGTTGATAGAAAATTCTTCCACGACGAAGTCACACGGGAACTCTTCACTAGTTTAGGTTGGAACCACAGTCCATATTTTTAATTTAGGGGACTGGGTCCAGTTTAAAATAAATTTAAAAAGATATTTATATTATAATAGAAGTGTAAAATGCAAGTGCTACATGATAAAGCAGAGGAAAATAATGGAAAATGTTTATCTACAATTTATATAACAAGTAAAACAAAGTATTTATGGGAATGTCAAAAAGGGCATCAATGGGAAGCTACATGGATAAATATTAAATATAATAAAACTTGGTGTAAGCAATGCCAAAAATTAACTATAGAAGATTGTATTGAAGAAGCAAATAAAAGAAATGGAAAATGTTTAGATTCAGTTTATATTAATAGACGTACAAAAATGAATTGGGAATGCAAAAATGGTCATAGATTTAGTTTAACTATGGGAAATGTAAGAAATTGTAACAGATGGTGTAGGGAATGTTTTGTAGATAGACAAAAATTAGATATTAGTGAAGCTCATAAAATAGCTAAAGAAAATGAAGGTGAATGTTTATCAACTAATTATGTAAATTTGGAAACTCCTCTTAAATGGCGGTGTAAAGAAGGACATGAATGGGAAGTTGCTTTACAAGGTGTTAGACATCTTAACAGATGGTGTCCTCACTGTAAATATAAATCTGAACAAGCAACTCGTGAAGTATTTGAAAAACTGTTTAATGAAAAATTTCCTAAAGTTCATTTACCATTTATGGAAAGATTGGAGTTAGATGGGTATTGCGAAAAATTTAATATTGCTTTTGAGTATCAAGGTATTCAACATTACGAATTTAATTCTTTTTTTCATAATTCTATTCAAGATTTTGAAAAACAAAAAGAAAGAGATCAAAGAAAGAAAAAATTGTGCCTTCAAAATAATATTAAGCTCATCGAAATTTCTTGTAAGTATAATTATAAAAACGAAGAAGAATTAATTAAGTATGTTAGACAGAGTATTGAAGAACAAGGGGAATGGATTTTTATTGATGTATGATTTAAATTTCTATTCTTAAACTAATAGTTTAAGAATTATTTAAAGATCTTGTTATATGTATTTTCATCTAGTATATCTTTAGCATAATCAGTCATAGTTACATTATTAGGATTATATTTGGTGTATTTACTTTCTAAATCAAAAAAGTTCATAAGTTCAACATTCTTTGTTGATTTAAGATATATCCATAGTTCTTTCATATGACCAAATTTTCCGTTTTTAGCAAATATATTATCTATACTCCTTTTATTAAAGTATTCTTCATAATCATCTGATAAACTCAGTGATGAAATAAAAGACAAAAATCTTATCCAGTAATCTACGTATTGTATATTAGGTAAATTTGGTAACATTCTAAATTCGACAAAAACATTTCCTGAATATGTAATACTTTTATTATCTTCAAGAACAATACCTTTTATATTTAATGTAGTGTATTTTGGTTCTTTTCCAAAAATATTTTTACCTTCTTTATCACGAGCATAATATAATTCCCAATTTTCATATTCTTTTTCTTTCTTTGGTTTTAATACGTCTTTTTTCCTTTGTGCCCTATTTTTTCTTCTACTTTCCGCACTAGCTAATTGCATTTGTTCTCTAACACTAAAGTTTCCATAATTTTCTGGTACATCAATAGATTCAATTGTTATAGAATCTAGGAAATCTTCTTTTAGTTTCGATTGAACTGTATGAGCGAAATCATTACCATAAGCTAATCTAAAAGATGGTATTTTAGATAAAATACTTTTTTCGAATTTAAACCAAAATCTTAAGAGATTTCTTAACCAAATCTTAGTTAATTTTAAGTTGTTTTTTACTAATTGGTTTCCAATGCTAATATGCATTCCTTGAGAAGTATTCATTTCATAAAATACTTTATCGTTGAAAATTACATTGCTTACAGTATAATTAAATGAATCTATCTCTGGAAATCTATATATTCTACTTACTAGTTCAATGGCTAACATATTGGTTTGGCATAAAGTGAAATAAGATTGTTCATCAATATTACTATGTTCTGATTGAATTAATCCAGTAGTATTAATAAATTTAAGTAGATAACCAAGTTCTATGTCTATTTGTTTTATAGAATCTTTGATAAATTGTTGTGAAAAAAATTTTGATTCTTCATCGTCGTATTTTATATCTGCGTCGTCAGTTAAATCAATTTCCAACTCGTCTTCCATTTCTTGAATCATTTCTCTCATTTCCTCATCAGATTGACTTGATATAGTTAGATTAGAATAAATTTCTAATAATTGATCAAGTAAAAGATTGTATTTGTGGTATTTATAGATTAGACTTTTATCGGAATTATCAGAGTAATTTAATCTCTGTTCTTCTCTTCTAATTGCTACTTTTGTGGATAATACTTTATATAATTGTGTTTGTATTTCTTTTTGAATACTTTTATAACCACATTTAATTGACATATCATCAACTAGTTGCCATTTAGAATAATTTGGTACTTCTTCTTGGAATATAAATTCCTCATTTGAATTACTATTTAAAATTGTTAAAAGAGTATCCTCAATTGGATCGTCTGTATTATCAACTATACAAACACATAACTCATATTCTACTCCAAATGTAGAGTTTTGAATGCTCTTATTAATATCGATATTCGGTAAATCCATATTCGACATATTTATTAAATACTAAATAAATTAAAATTATTTAGTATTTAATAAATGCCTTATTCTATTAAATTAGATAATAATGTAATAATGGAATCTAATTATAAAAATCCTCCAATTAGCTATATGAATAAGTTATCTGTACGTAGAGCGAAAACGGGTGAATATGGTCCAGTAAATCTCTATAAGATAATGAGTCCTGATGAGAGATATGAAATAAATTATAATTTCGATAAAGAAAAGATAGTAGTAAATTCTACAACAGTTAGAATGAAAAGTAGGAAATTAAAGAATAAAATACCTGTTAGTCATTGTAAACCTTTAGTTTTAAAAAAATATAAATGGTATAA